TTGCTGCCCACGGAAACAGTTATACAACGTGCCTGTTATAGCGTTTGTGTCTTGAGTTATGTACCCGTAATTGATAATCTCTGAGTCAATCTTTACAAACCCAGATGAGGGTAAACCCGTAACATCACTCAACACGATTGAGGTGGATGTACTTGTGATTGTTGTGGTCAGCGTAGAAGAGATGGGGCTAGTCTGCCCGTTGTAGCGCTGAATCCAAACTTGAATAGGTCTGGCTTGTTGGATTTTGTTTGGTATCGTAGCGTATGTAGATACACTAATACGCGTGATCGTTAAGTCCGCTTGAGTAGCCGTATTGTTGGCTCCTGTGCGAATTAGGTGCTCAAGAAGGTCAATAGTGTCGTTGGGCAGAGCGTAGGTGTTTTGTCCCGGTACTAGAGTAATAGTTCCCGGCTCGATAGTCCACAAGTTGATCCCACGGTTTGCCCAGTCAGCAAACATGATGTTGAGACTACGACGCGCAGTACGCAGGTCATATCCAGTGCGTAATTCACTACCAGCGCGTTCAAACGCCTCCTCGACCAACTCGGTGAGGTCAAGGTTAAAGCCTACTGCGCCGGATGTGTTTGCCATTATAGTTTCTCAGCGGTTTGATACGCCTTCAAAAGACCTTGCAAACGCTCAATCTCTTCGTCGCGTTCTTTGAGTTTGTTTATAAGGCTCTCGTTCATGTCGGCCCAAACTAACACCTGACCCATGCGCTCTTTGTGGTCGCGGCGCATCATCTCGAATAGTTGTTCACTAATATCGAGCTGCTTTTGAATGTGGCTTGCTATAGTCATCTGTAACTCGCTGTTTTCTTTGCTATACCTTTAGGCTGGGCTACGAATTGCTTCCCGGCTTTTTTGCCAGCACGCTTCGCACGTGTTGTAGCAGCGTACTCAGCAGGGCTGAGACTTTTGATCGCAGCTTCTGGAAGGTATCGCTCACCTGTTTTACTAGACGGTTTTCCACTTTTGGTTCTCCATTTTTGGTCGCCCCAGTTTTTTAAGGACTGTTGTGGCGCTTTCAATCTCTGTAACCCCCGCCCGCAGCTTTGTATCTCTTAGCTACAAGTTGAGCTTTACGTGCTGACCATTGCCCTGCACCGGTGCCTTGGGTTGCTGCGGCCTTTACCTGAGACACAATCCGCTTGCGCAGACTGGGTTTTGTGTAGTTACCAGCGGCATTAACTTTTCCGCCTTCAGCGTACTGCACAAAGTCGGTGTCGTCCTTTCGGGCAGTCTTCTTGCCTTTGGGCATCTTAGAGGGGCTAATAGCGCCCATACCGCGACTTGCCAACATTTAGCACATCTTCCCACGGGTTTTACCCTTGGTAGCAATACCATCAGCACGAGAAGAAGCAGTCATGCCACCCTTAGCGTAGGTGTCACCCATAGCGTTCATCTTAGACTTTCCCGCTTCCTCGGCAGTGGCGCGTTTTCTAGCAATCATTTTCATAGTGTTATCTGCGGCTTCACCTAAAGGATCAGTATCTTTTTTGGAAGTTGATTTGATAGGTTTTCCATCAACGCGAATACCGCTACCGGGTTCTTGAGTTTTGGTACCTGTACGAACAGGTTCATCTACGGGAGTAGAGTCTTCGTATTTGTAATCTTTAGCCATGATCAGTATATCTTTCCACGGGTTTTACCCTTAGTAGCAATACCGTCGGCACGACGTGAAGCCGTTGTACCGCCAGACTTGTAGTTGTCGGGTTTGTAATGTGTTGCCATTTCTGGTGGCTCTTCTCTATCCTCTGACTTACGGAATCTTGCCTCTACAGGCTCGCTTTTAGCAATACGTTCCTTAGCCTCTTTGGACAACTCAACTTTGTCGCGGTTGTTCACAACACGCTCGGCTAAATCCCCAAGGCCAGACTTCTCAACAATCTTTTTGCCAAGGCCAGTCTTCTCATCAATGGCACGACCCGCTTCATACCCACCTTCAAGTGCGGCACCAGCCAAACCAGCGCGACTTGCCATACGAGTTATAGCCCTGCCAGCAGCGTTCTGTACTTGGGACCTGTTTTGTGTCCTAGTTTCAGAAGTATCCATACCTTTTTTGATACGCTCAGCATCTTGCTTAACGCCCCTTGCTACGTCTTCACGCAGGTTGGGAGTAAGGTCTTTAGCGTTTGTCTGCCCAGCAGAGTCGAAACGAATTGCTGCGTCTTCCGGCGCTGATCTGTTGAGTCGTCCCATAAGGAGTCCTTAGCACTTAGCCTTAGACATGCCACCTTTGGCGAGCATCTTGCCTTTGGTTTTGCCTTTAGTAGCAACACCATCAGCGCGTGCGGAAGCGGAGCCGCCCATAGCCATTTTCTTAGCAGCGCCACCTTTTTTCATCGGCATATCTGCTTTAGCTCCAGCTTTTTTCTTGGCTATCATTGCCATAAATCCGGGGTTCATTTTGCTTGCCATAGTATCACCACCTTTTTTAAAAAGTTCACTTTTGCCCTGAAGAGTTTTGGGCTCATTTACCTTCTGCAAATCAGGACGCATACGCGGCCCACCTTTAAATGTCATACCCTTGCTTGCTTCGCTGAAGTCAGCGCCAACAGACTGAGGTACACCCACTTTCTTGGCAAACCCTTTGTTATGGGCTACCGCGTCCATGAATTTCTTTTGTTTTTCACTTGTTGCTGGCATTTCTGTGCACCAATTTTTGAACAGTGTCGGTCTCGTATATGCGGATACACATCCACACAATACCTAAAAGACTACCAATCAGCGTGGCTACTGGAGTCATCCAGCCCATCATGCCAGAGAACGTAACTGTTAGAGCCGCTCCATCAGTAATTGCTTTAACTTCTTGTCCGTTCATATCAACACATCCTTCCTTTGGTTTTGCCCTTTTGAGCTATGCCGTCTGCTGAGTTTACATACCCGCCATCAGCGCAGTTCCATGCTCTAAGACTCTTGTTAATCCTAGAGTTCGGGTCGTTCGCTGTTGCGGAGGATGTTAACTTCTTTTTCATTCCACTCATCCTTGCGCAGAAAGAGTCGCGCCTTGAGCCGCCCTCGGGTTGCGGCGGTTTCAAGTTGTGCCCTTCGCGTTTCGCAGAGGCTCGCCCCTTGGCGTTCAGCCCGCCGTTGGGGTTCTTGCCTTCTTTGCGTGTCCATGCTGGGGATGCCATACATTAAGCCTGCGCTTCTTTCCAAGACAAACGAGCCAGAATAGTACCGCCTGTCGCGCTCACCGCTTGTGCAACGATGTACAAGATGTCAGGACCATCGGGGTAATAACCAGCTTGCGTTGTTGGCACAGTGTTAGATGTACCGCCACCCAAGATTGAGTTACCCAAATCACGGACGTTAGACAAGTCCAATGTTGTCACGCTGTTGGCTTGACAGAACGCGGCAGCCACAGATTCACCACCGAATACAGACACGCTGTTAGTGTTAACAGCAATCTGAGCCAGCGAAGAAGTAATACCGTTAGCCAATTGAATTGGGCTAACAAAACCACTAGACAAAGAGCCAGTAGCGTAGCCGTTCAGAATCAGGTTAATCAGGTAAGTGTTACCAGTGGTAACCACACCTAAAGAGTCCAACTGCAACTGCATACGGTTGATAATCTCTTTTGCGCCAAACAGACCAACTTGTCCGTTATCAACAGAAGGGGCAACACGAATCGCCATCAAAATCACTGGGGAAATGCTAGATGTTGCAACTGTTGTGGTTGTACCGTAGTTGAAAATCAATGATTTGTCGTCATCGAAACGCCCATCCATGATGACTGACGAACCCCAATGTGATAGGGAAGGAACAGTATCAGGTTGTGCTAATGACACAGCTACTGGGGCTGTTGCACTAAAGGTAAAGGTTGTTGCGGCTGAACCACCTGATTGAGCACGGGTTAAACCATACAAAATACTACCATCGTTACCGGTGTATGCGATGTACTCGATTGTTCCAGTTTGCCCAGCCCCAGTCACCTTTACAGTACCTGCCTGTGGGAAACGGGTGCAGTCAAGAATGTCTATTGACGACACATTAACAGTGGAACCGCTAATATGAGTAGCAGCTGTTGTGTTACCAAAGCCGCGAATACAACCAATTAAGTTAGTACCGGTAATCCCAGAGTAATAAATCAACTCGCTATCAATCTTGACCACACCTGTGTTGTTAAACGCAGTTACAGCAGTCAAAGGAATAATAGTATCAGCAAGCGCAACTGCCGCTGTGGTAGTAGTGTTACTTGCAGACAAACCAGAAGTCAGAATCGTAGTTGGTGCAATACCGTTGGACTCATAGTGCGACGCCATGTTTCCAGAACGCATGTATGCTTCAAACTGTACGTTGTTGTTTTGGATTTGGGTGACGTAGTTAACCTGTCCGTTAGTTGCACGGAAACCATAACGAATCACGCCAGCGCCATACCAAGAATAGTCGATGTACCACATCTGCATACGGGTCAGGTCAAGGTTGTACCCTGATGGTCCTGTGCCGTTACATGGGTCTTGCCATTGAGATTGAGGAATACGTGTTTCCAAAGTCAATGACATCAACGCACCAGCGATAGTTGTACCGCGATACTCTGGGGTCACAAACATGCTGGTGTCACTTGCAACAGTCAAAACACGATATGACTGCCCACGGATAACAACATATGCACCGGGCGTACATTGAGTGGTGAACTGCGTTCCTGTACCAGTAACAGCGGAAGAATTGTTGGTTACAGACACTGTACCGTTGGCTTGGTTAATTGAGTTACGCAGCACAGCGTATAACTGTTGTCCGTCATATTCAAAGAACATGCCGTTTTGCAAATCAAACAAGCCTACGCGGTTAGCAGAACCATACCAACTCACAGGACTCACACGAATGGCTTGACCAGTAGCGGTTGTAACAGCGCCAACAGACACCTGAGTGGTGTACGTAAAGGTATTTGGGGTGTATGAAGTAACTGTGAAATTGCCGTTGTACACGCCTTGGTCGCAACCAAACACTTGGATTTTTGCGCCAGTAGTTAGGTTATGTTGATAGCGTGAAGTCACCGTTGCAGTTGTTCCAGAACCAGTAATGCTGGTAATAAACAATGCTGGCTTCAAAGCAGAACCGGTAGAGAACTGAATACCTTTACCAGACTGGTAACGGAAGTAACGACGGGTCTGACGAATTAACTGTTGGTCAACAACTGCACCGCCAGCGGAGAATGCTACACCACCATCAAATGTACGGGGTTCAACAAAACCAGATGGGCGGGCAAACAAAGTTGCGTTAGCACCAGCCGCTGCGGTAATTGTACCAACAGGAGCAGTATTAACTGTAAAAGTAAACGTGTTAGCAGTCGGCACTGTTGCCACAACCCAAGCGCCATTAGGGGGATTACTTGTTGCCGCTGTTGTACCTTGAACGTAAATAAATGAACCAGCAGACAAACCATGTGGGTTAGTCGTAGTACCAGTAACAGTAGTGCTTGAAGCGGTAAATGCTGCACCAGAACCTGTACCTACTTGAATACCGCAGTTGGAGTAAAAGTACCCTAAGTACGCATACGTTAAAGCTGCGTTGTATTGGTTAGCTACTGGAACAGAAGTACCAGCGGCAATTTGAACTGTAATACTGACGTTAGTTGATACGGCAGTAATAGTCCACCAGCCATTAGCCGATGAGCTATTAGAGTTTTGAATAAAGATTGGGTTACCGATACCTACGTTGACAGTACTATTAGTCAAGATTGTCATTGTGGCAGTAGAGCCATCACCAGCAATACTGGTAATACCAGAAACAGGCTGTTGAGAAATGTAGTACACGCTCTGGCGGTTGTTTTGCAGAGCAATAGATTCCCACTTTGTAGGCTGTGTGCCATATTCAAAGTCGGTATCAATCAACGCTTGGGGCGTTGACATACGCATCTTGCCTACTGGGTCTTGATTACCCGGTGCAGGTGCGAAGTATGGGACACGTGCCCCAGAATTAGAAGTACCCTGTATGGGTAAAGATTTGTTCGTTCCCGAATCAACGACGGTCCATCCACCTGACATATATAACTCCTTAAATCCAAAGAAGGGGGCATAAAGCCCCCGTTACTCAATTAGTCGAAGTTACCGTATGGGTAAGCAGTCTGAGTACCGATGTTTGGATCGGGTTGTGTGTAACGCACGATGATGCCGTATTTACCAGCAGTAAACGGTGCAGCACCGTTAGCGCCAGATACGTTAGTAGCAAGGGTCACCACAATTTGAGACATCACAGAACCGTTAGGATCAGTGTTTGCGCCTGTGTTGTTTGTAATGTCTGCAGTAGTACCAGCATACAAAGCAGCCAACTGAGTTGATGCTGCGTAACCTGTGGTCAATGATTGGCGACCAGCAGTGAATGTTGAGCTAGAGGTACCCAAAGTCAAGTATTTAGCAGTGCCACCAGAAGCGGTAAAGCCGTTGCTCACCAAAACTTCCATACCGGTAACAGTACCAGTAGTCAGTGTTTGGACAGCCGGAATATCTACGATGATGTCGCGGATTAAACAGCCAAAAGGCACATACATAACACAGCCGCGATACAGGATAGTTCCAGTATCAGCAGTGATTGTTGCTGCGGCAGGTGGGTTTACGGTAGCAGAAGGTGTATACACCACTGCGTTGGTATTAGGAATACCGTTAGAACCAACAAACTGACCAGACGAACCAGAGTAGTTTGCGGTAGCGTTAGTGACGTTTGTTAAGTCCATATATACAGACTGAACATTCTCAACGTAACCTACGTTACGCAAAGGGCCAAAACGGTTGTTGCCCTGAAGAATTGGGCCTTCAAATGTGGAACGTGCCATGACAATAGTCCTTATGCAAAAGAGCTTTTACCAATCGTTGCATCGTCTGCTGGGGCAGTGGCGGTAAAAGCGGATCACCCAGATGTGGCTAATATACACTATTTTTAAACGATGTCAACGCCATATTTTTGTCACGATAATCTAAAATAATGCGTGTATGACATACAAAGTTCGCCTCGTAAATCATCAAGACCCTAAGTGGCGGGCTACACTCAAATCACTGCAAAAAGAATGCTTACCGGGGGATATTGTTTATGCGCCCAACAACGGATACTGGCACTTGGCTTTTGGACAGGATATGGTACCTGTTGGTTTCTCCGGTCTTGTTCCTTCTCAGCGCTGGAGTGATTGTATGTATCTGTGCCGTTCAGGTGTGCTACCTGCTCATCGTGGACAAGGACTGCAGAAACGACTTATTAGAGCCCGTATACAAGTGGCTAAGGAAAGAGGCATGAATTGGTTAGTGACAGACACGCACTCCAACCCAGCATCGGCAAACAGTCTAATTGCGTGTGGCTTCAAAATGTTTGACCCAACAGAACCGTGGGCTGCCAAAGGTGCAGTCTACTGGCGGCTAAAACTATAACCTCTAGGCTATATATGCAAATTATTGCTTTTAGCTAATACTGGATAATTTTGGATAATTCTAATAATGGCTCATATATAGACCATTAAACCCCTTAATGCAACATTAGTGGATCATATATGCCCTATAAAGATCAAGAGAAACGCAAAGCCGCCTCTAAAAAAGGGTCTGCAACCTACTACGAAAAAAACAAAGAAGCTGTAAAGGCTAGAACTGATAAGAAAAGAAAACGAGAGACGGCGGAGTGGAAAGCTTTTAAGGCAACACTAAGCTGTAGTAAATGTGGGTTTAAACATCCTGCAGCTATGGACTTCCACCATATAGACAAAGCTACCAAAGATGGTGGCGTACATGAATTTGCTAGGCTAAGAAATTATAAAAAAGCCTATCAAGAGATAGAAAAGTGTGTTGTATTATGCGCAAATTGCCACAGAATTGTTCACTATGATGAACATTTATCAGAGAAAAAAGCTAAAAAGGCCAAGAAAAACGGGGCCGAAGCCCCGTAAAATCCGGAATCTAAGCCTGATTATTTTTCTTCTGGAGCTTGAGTAATGTTGAAAATGTACGTATCGCCAGTGGCTTCTACTTCATCCTCGTCTTCTTCAACTTCTTCGGCGTCGACTTCGAACCACTCGTCAGTTTCTGCATCGTATTGATACCATGCGTCATTTTCTGCATCATAGAAATAATCGCCGTCTTCGTCTTCGTACTCTTCATCTTCGGCTTCATCTTCGTCTTCTTCGTCTTCTTCGATTACGACGTCATAATCTACGGCCCAGCCGTGATTTTGTTGAAATTCAATGAATTCTTTGATGATTTCAATCTTGTCAAAATCAAAGGTCTCAATCGTCATTACTTCATCTTCGGTACCCCAAGAGCTGAGGTCAATGGTGATTTTATACATAGGTTCTCCAAGGTTAAAAAGGACACAGCTTTGGGGCTGTAACCACATGCTAGACGACCTTTATGACTTCTGCAAGGCAATAAAAAAGGCCCCTTGTGGGGGCCTCCATGTAGTACTTTAAGTTCTAATTTTAGTAAGAACCTGAAGAAGCAAACATGCCTAAAGGATCAGACCAGCCGAAGCTGTAACGCTCACGAGCCTTGTAACGCACGTTGCCAGTATCGAAGTCACCGTCCATGCTGTTTTGCAGCGGAGTACGGATAAAGTGCTTCAAACCGTTAGGTACGTCAGTTGTCAAGAACCAAGCGCTGGTGTCGGTCAAGTAATGGTTAATGGTGTAGCCTTCTGGGATAGCGCCATTGTTCTTGATCGCGTTGATATCGTTGTTGTTAGTTCCAACGCGGAGGCTGGTTTCTAACAGACGAGTAGCAACGAATTGCAGTGCTGGCGGGATGATCAACTTCTTAGGCTTAGCAGCGATCAACAGTCCACGCTCATCAGTCCAAGCAGCGATTTGAATAACGGCGGCTTCCAAAGAAGTCTCGTTCAAGTCGGTTTGGGTAGCTGGGGTGTTGCTGTTAACGGCACCATTAACCAAGGGATGTGAAGTGCTGAACAATGCAACGCCATCACCACCTACATAAGCAGCAGAGAAGCCATTGTTCAGCACGGCAGCAGCTTTAATTTGCTTGGTGTATGCCATAGCACGAGCCAGACCTTTGGTGTAACGAGTGGACAAGCTGTCATACAGATTGTCTTCAATTGCCTCTTCCGTCAGGGAGAAGCCCAAAGCAATGGTTTCGTGGTTGTAGCGAGCGGTCCAGGCTTCTTGAGCATTGTCATAAGCGATGGCAGAGCCCTCGTTCTTAACAGGTGCAGCAGAGAAGCCAGACAATTTAGTTTCCTCTTCAAAAGAACGCTCAGAGGTCTCGGTTTCGTAGATCTCTTCATGTTCTTGATCGTAGGTCTTATATTGCAGACCGAACAAGGCGTTAAGCCCGGGAAGCAACTCTTTAAGTAGTTGTGCGCGTGAAATAGCCATTTTGAGTTACTCCTTAAGCAACGTAGTAGCGGTGAGCACCAAAGTTCAGTTTTACCAGAACTTCAGGGCTTTGAACCAACACAACAGTGCCAGCAACTGCGGTAGTAACCGAAGTAACAGTCAGAGTCGTGCTACCAGTGGTAGTTACAGTCGATGCAGAACTTAGCGTAGAGCCAGTGAATTGCAGTTGACCATTTACCAAGTTAAACACGTCGGTTCCAACAGGGATAACTTGTCCAACAGTCAGGCCAGATACAACAACCGAAGTTGCCGAAGCAGCGCCGCCAGACACATACGTGCAGGAAGTGCTGATTTGGGTGTCAGGGACCAGATTGAGAACACGGAAGCCACCGCCAGAAGTCGTAGCCGAAGCTGCAACAACTGCACCTGCACCGTTACCGGTGGAGGCAGAGCCCGTCAGGGTGTTACCAGCCATGTTTACGCCAACCAGAATCGACGA